CCATTATTTTGCCTTACGGTTATTACATTCTTCAATTACTTCGTCAGGTACATGCTCATAAGTACCTAGTTTGGAACACTGATACTCTAGTACAACATAATCAGGATCGTCGGTACCTTCTCGTACAAACCAAATCATTCCGACAATTACTAGTAGTGTGATAATTATTGTTTTAAGTGTGTCCATGATGTTACCCCTTACGGGGTATTTAGTTACCAACTGCTATTGTAAAATACTTTTAGTCCTAGGAACACTTCTGCCTTAGCATTGTTTACAAACTCAAGGTCTTGTTCATAGTAATGATTGTCTGCAGGATTGCCAAAGAAAAAACCTTCTGTATCCGGAAGTTGACCAGTACGAATAGCACGTTCAAGATTATCCAAGTCATCCCATGTTAGTTCAAGTTCAATGCCGTTGAATATAGGCCAGCCAACACTTTGTCTTGGACGACCTTTACTAACCCAAAGTTGTTCCATCCAACCATGCAAGTTAGGATGCTTACGCCAATAAGCAAGTTCGTATGGCTTAGTAACGGTGTCACTTTCAAAATCATTTGTTGTTCCATCAAACTCTGCGTTTTCGTAGAATTCATTGTATTGCCCTCTTTTGTTGGCAACATAAGCATACATATCTAGTCCCATAATTACTCCTTATTGAAATTTCAAGTTAGATTCCGGATACCAAAAATTAAATAATTCTAGTGCCGATTTTGATAGAAAAAATTGATGTTGTGCTCCACTATTATAAAGCTTATATGACCAATCACTAGTCTGAATATGTCTACCTATCTTTACATACGCATCAATGTCATTGGTGCGACTAAATGACTTTTCAAAAAATGTAAACAATTCTTTAAAATTATTATCAATCTCATTTCCATAACCAACCAATGTTATTTTCTTATGAAACATAGTTGCTTTGGAATTACTACGTATATCATCTAAAATGTATCTCATTATTTCACCTGTTCAACTGTTACTTGTTTAACTTTCTCTACCCCACTGTCGGCTATTTTAGCAATACCACTAAAGCCCACGGTTGATACCACAATACCAAGAACAAAACCTATTAATAAATTTGTCATTTTAAATTTTCGGAAATTCTAATTTTTGCCAATCTTCAGCATACTCTGTTTTTAAAACAGTTGCCGCATCCGTATAGCCATGATTGACTAATGTTTGAATACACTTTTCTACAATCAAACTAGCAAAAGTATCAGGATCAAAATCATATGTATATGTAGAACGATTGCCTTCAGCGTCTACTTCAACATAACCTTTGGCTTCTTTAAAAAGTTTTTCAATATCTTTATTCATCACTCATCTCCTCAACTCCAAAATGTATTAATAAATCTTTACCTAACAAAGGACCATGTTCCCACACACTACGGGCATAACGGTCACACTCTCGTACAATCAGTTCTGCAAACTTTTCACTATCAAACCGATCTACCATGTAATTATCAAACGCATTAGTACCACGCATTTCACGGACGATACATTGCGACTTCAATTTCTGAATCAATTCTGTATTCATGCAATAACCTTTACACGATTAAGTTGGGTGCTGTTATCTCTATGTGCCTTAACAGTACCTTGAATATCAAGTACCTTGCCAATATCCAATGCTTCTTTATAAGCAAAGAACACTACTTGGTCATCACTAGTGATACCAGTAACATAATTAGTCATCCACTTTTGTGAATAAACTGATTTCAATACTTCAATAGAAGCCGTTACCTTATCATTAGCTTTACCAATATAACCACCTGTAGCAAAATTAACTCGTTGATCTGCCGATTGACGCACAACACCACGCTCATAGCATGAGGGCAAACTAGCAATAACTGCTACATCATAGTTACCAGTAATAACCTCTCTGTTAGCAATTAACATAGCTGTATTATCAAAATCACTTAGTTGTTTACCTTGCAGGATCTTGAATGTATATGCCTGATAGAATGCACGAACCTTTACACCTTGTTCACGATCCTCGTCGGTGATACCTGATAGGTCAGCTAACAATTGTTCAACAACCATACGATTAGATAACTTTGTTGTAGCAGGATCTGAATTGGATACTACACTCAACTTAATGTAACTTCCGTTGATACGTTGAGCCGCACATGCCGCACCCCATACATCATCGGCATTGTAGTTAACTGTAACTTTTTGTGTTCTAGTCTTAGCACGATATGGAGTAGCATCATCAGCATGACCCATACGTTGAATTTGACGACTAGTCATATTTGATACGTTAGCAAATCCGTGCATGTTCTTCTCCTTAAACTTCAGTTTCGTACTCGTAAAACTTAACAGATGGATCCAACTGTTTCAGTTGTTTAGCGGCAGTCATCAATTCTTTGTAACGACGGTTAACTTCTGCACGGGGCAATTCGCCATCACATGTTAAATTTTCCGGGCTAAGAGCAGAATCAATTTGATCTGCCAAACGTTGACGACCTTGGGCAGTAGCAATTTCGTACTGCTCACCTTTAAAGAATGAGTTCCAGTGATTCTTCTGGTCAATGTATTTTTGCAATGCTTTCATGTGTAACTCCGTTGTTTAACTGTTTAAGATTCTATTATATACCCAAAGCCATTTATTGTCAAATATAGAAGTCTGACGTAAAGCCCAATTTAGCGTAGACAACTTCACGGACTTCTGTATCCATTGCTTCACCGAACAATTCATAGTCGCTATCGGCCAAGTCACGCAAATTTTGGTAGACAACGGGCCAAGTGCTTTTCTGCATTCTGTGGAATTCAATGATATCAGCAATTTGCTTGTTACCCGCTTCGCTAAACATTCCGTATGTCATTTTGTGTCCTTTATCTAACTGTCTAAGATTCTATTATAAGCCCAAATCCATTTATTGTCAAATTTAAGCGGCCAATCTTTGTTGTGTTTTAGCAACATTATCTTGGACCAATTGCTCAAATCCTGCTTTGGAAACTGGGTAACCCTGTTCTTTGAGCATCTTTTTGATATGAGGTTGAATAAAACCCTTAGAACCAACGATTTCAAGTGGTGCTTCACCCTTTTCTAAGCGACCAAAGTATTCCTCAACTGTAAAGTTCTTTGTAAGGAATGTAAGGAAACTTGCTTTAGTTCCACGAACATATTTGAAACGTGCTACAAATTTAGTAGTACCGTCAACTGGATTTGTATAGTCAACGTACTCAGTACCGTAGAAGTTGCCCTTGATGAATTTAGTCATTTCGTTTCCTTTATCTAACTGTCTAAGATTCTATTGTATCACTAAGTCCATTTATTGTCAAATTTTGGGTAAAAAAAGCCCCGTTTCCGGGGTAAATTTTTGAATACTAACGTACTACCGTTTTATCGGAAGCATTACCCCCTCCAAATTTGCTATCCCAGTCTTTGTCCATTACAATATTATAGCCTTTTACATTGGCTAGCCAACTAATTAGGTCTCGTTCCATTTCTCCTACCTTTGCTACATTGTTCGGAATTTTAATTGTGTTGTTGGGTAATAGAATTCTGGATTTAGCATGATGACCTATGACGTTATTGAAATCTATATCTTTATGCCAAAAAGGATCTAAGTATTCCATACCAAATCTAGATGATATACTTAGTGGTGCAAATTTATAACCACATTGTGCCAATACTGGTCTAAGTAATCCAGTAAGTTGTACATCTTCATTCCAATTATGAATCCAAGGTTTAGCTTTCTTCATGGAATCATTTTTTAACATTAATGGTTCAGGACTAGTATGAGTAATACCATGAACATTACATGCTTCTAAAAATCTTTTACTTCTTAATGAGAATCCACCGTTTTGTACTACCAACGTATTGGGTTTATCAAGCCAATGGAATTGTAAAAATAAATGTTCAATACTAGAAACATCATCGCTAAATTGAAATCCGCAATGTGTAGGTGGACCAATGTAATCATATTCATAAAATTCTTCAGTGAATTTATCACCGTTAAGTACCCAACCATCATCTTGTACTACTAAACAATAATCTGTTTTTATAAAGGCATATAGTGAATGCATCATAAAAACAGTATATTGTTTGTAATTTAGAAAGTAGATATGCTTCCATTCAATTTCAGATGGGAGATTTTTTGGTTTTTCTATTGATAGAAGTAGCCCTTTACTACCGGGCAATTCTTGCATACTTTTTAATATAGAAGGCACGGCAGCAGAACCATCATTGTGGCCAAACACAGACACAATGGTTAATTGGTCATGTATCATTACTTTTTACTAGAAGCTTGATTAACAAAACCGTACATTTTTTCAGCAGTTTCAAGGATCTTGTCTAGACCCGGAAACTCTGGCATATTAACCGTGCTAACAAGTTGACCTGTTTTCTCATCACGTTTAGCACTTAGTTCCCAACCCTGGAACTTCATTTGATATTCTTGTTGTACAACATCTTTAGCTAGTGCTAAGATATCTGAACGAATTTCGTAGCCATTTTTATTGAATTTAACTTCGGGTAGTTTTGGTGAATAGTCTGTCATATTTTTCCTTACTGTATAACTGTTCAGATAGTATATAGCATTTTTTTAGACTGTTCAAATCTTTTGGTAAAATGTCATTTCATTTTACTTGCTTTGTAATCTTTGATAGACTGAATTGCCTCTAAGAGGCTTTTGAAAAGTTGTTTAAGTGTGTTCATATAAATCTCCAATTTGATTGTTTGCGATGGAACTCGTAGGTCAATCGCTCAATGTCGCCTACATCTTGTGGATTACGGCCGACGATATATTTTTCTAACTCAGTGCCATAGGTATCTGTAGAGAAACCTAGGAACACTACTAGCATTCCTAGAAATTTCTTCATATTACTTAACCTTTGTAGATTTAGCAGATTTGACAGTATTGAAAGCAGGAACCATTACTTTGAATTGGTCACCCATTTCTGTGTAGAAATCTTTGCTTGTAAAAATCATACCCAAAGCCATCATTGATTGCATTCCTGCATCAGCGGCTTGCTTTGTATATTTTGATTGTGCATCAATGAATGTATTCATTGCTGTTTTGATGCCTTCGTGTTGAACTGTTTGCTCTACGAATTTCTTTTTAAAGTCTGAAACGCCGTCAATAAAGGCGTAAGTTGCTGTGTTAAACATTTTATATCTCCTATGTGTGTGTTTAAAAGTGGGTTTTTATGAAGAACCCTTAACTTCATATATATTTATGCCTGTTGATAGATTTCTCTATATTTTGACATAGCCAATTCTCTGGATAGAAACAATCTTAATTTGACATAATCACTTAATTCCTCATCGTCATGTAAAGATGTTTCAATCTTTAGTATGATACGACGGGAATTAACTAATATATCCTCATCACTAACTAGAACCTGATTTGGATCAAGTCCCCAGGTTCTAATTACTATGAGTCTGTATGGATTACTTCTTAGAAGCTTCGGCTTTTTTATCGTCGGCTTTTGCTGGACTAGCAGGCTTTGCATCACTTTTTGTGTCTGCCTTGGGAGCATCCTTTTTCTTAGCCAATTTCATTTCTTCTTTTGGCGCTTCAGCTTTAGCAGGTGCAGCCGGTGTTGTAGCAGCCGGAGCAGGTGCTGCTGGCTTAGTGGCAGGAGTTGCAGTCTGGGCAAATGCTGTTAATGACAATGCTGATAGGATTACGATTGCTAATGTTTTCATTTTAAGTTTCCTTTAAGTTAATGAAGTAGATTTTGTAGTCTACATATATATAACGCGGTAGCCAACTGTTACGTTGACATAAATACATTATGTTATATATATCTTATCAGGGAATCTTTGACGGAAAAGACTATGAATATGCCAACACTCCTGACCAAATAGGTAAATCTTTTAATAATGGTTACTCCTGTATGGTTGATGTTTGGCGTATAAATAACACACTTTGTGTTGGCCCAGAAGCTGCCCCAATTCCGGTAACTGAGAAATATCTACAAGGTAATCGTTTTTGGATTAAATGCGGGAATCAGGAAACATATGATTGGTTTACTACTCAACCAATTAAACAATATCCTAACTATTTTTATCAACCCAACAGTATGGTCAATGCATTAACTAGTAGCAATAAGTTATGGACACCGGGCACTGTCCCAGTTAATGATACTAGTATTATTGCTTTACCTGAGATTAAGGATCGCGGATTACTTAGTACAGTACATTTAAGATGCTACGGAATATGTAGCACTTATTTGAATTTCATTAAACGTATGCGTAATGAGGGTGTGTGGTATTAACCACCCCTACCTGTTCTACGTACAACACTTGAGCCACCGAAACCTTTACTAGGCTTTGGAGCTTTCTGTTCAGACTTTTTACCTGTTAACATTGGTGTATTTTTCTTTTTAGCTTCGTTAGCTAAATTAATGAATGGATTGGGATTTTTCTTTTCTGTCATTTTTTTACCTTTATGCTATCTAAATATTCATTTACATTTCCATACAGACTAATCATCATAGCAATTTTACTATCATAAAATCGTATGTAGGGAAAACTTTTCTTTCCGTCTTTATTTACCCCCATAAAATAGGGGCATTTGATTTTTTTATTAAGTTCTAGTATGTAAGCATGATATTGAGTTTCAGGTTGTATTTTAAGTTCATACTGATAGAATTCTATTTCTGCCGTTCTGAATGCTAGATCACCTACATCAGTTAAACGTAGTCCGTCTTGGCGTCCAGTCATCCACCACTTGAATAGTAGCTTATCTACTGGAATGTTTTTTTCTTGTATTAATGAATCAGGAAGTTGAGCCAATACAACTTCTGTTATAGTTTCTTTAAGTGTTTTACGCTTATTCATCTGGGTAGACAACTCTACCGGAATTCATAAACACCACTGTGAATTTGTCTGTTTTAAATTGTAAATTCAGTTTACGACATAAATTACGTGCATGTCCTGGATTACTGAAGCTAGTTTTTTTATACTTAGGTGTTGCTTCGTTGTCTAAGTAATGTTGGCTTTTTAAATTGATAGGTTGACCGTCATAAAACACAGCCCATATTCCTGCAGCCTCAACAATTTGGTCACATTTGTATGTTACTTTATCTACTAATTCAAGTAATACTTTAGGTTGTGTTCTACTCATTAAAATCTACCACCATTCATCTCTACTTGAAATACTGGTTCTACTTTAGTTGTATTGTGTAATAGTTCGTAGTTATCCGCAAGTAGTTTAGTTAACTCATCACGCAATCCACGGGCTTCACTTATGGGAATAACCACATCTCGTCCCTGTTTGCCTTCAATCAGGGTTATTTTGTCCACGAATCGCTTAATATGTATCATTAGTTATTTATCATGCTTTTTGCTTCATCTTCTGTTTTAAACGGACCTTGATATGGATACCGTTGAATAAAGATGTATTTAGGGCAAAATATTGTTGTTTTTTCACTTCCCTGTTGTATTACAAACCATCCTGCGGCATGATAACACTTGCTTTTAGTATCTGTTGTAAACAAATGCAATTTACGTTTGATATCTAACATACTATTAAACACTTTGCCTGTTGTAGGATATACCTTAAAGGGCAAGTCATGTTTAGTTTTATCTGCTTTTTGTACAGTTTCAAACTCAATATTTGTCTTACGTTTGATAGCTGTGGTGTTTTTGTAATAGCTTTTATTGCCATTCAGTTTAACTTCAAAGCCTGAACCATCAGCTAATACATTGCCGACTTTTTCTTTGCCATCTGTAACTATCCAAAATTGATTCTTAACTACGGGTTTTGCAATTAATGTTTTAGTCATTTTTTATTCCTATGTGTGAGTATAACATTATTAAATGTACATGTCAACCTTTGTACCCAAACTATATAGATATTGGTACTCTTGGTATTCTCTTGTAAGTTTTAACGATTCATATCGTTTTACTTCTTGTATGCTTTCTAAAAATACTCTATGTTGATCCAAACGTTTTTCTGATTGGATACTTAATATTTTATCTTTTTCCCTATTGTCATCCCTTTTAATATCATTTTTCTTTGTTGTTTCAATAATATCTTTTAACATATTATACCGTAAGGTATAATTAAGTAAGGGAGTGGGTGCGGATACGTTGCTCATGTTAAGTGAATAGTCTTATGTCTTTGTGTTTAACGATTAAAACGTTATATACTACATCCTTGTATTTGATGGGTAAATCTAAATGTACACTAATCCTAGGACCTTCAATCTCATTGATTAGTGTATCATTGCCCACTGTACCGACAAAGGGAATTTTATTCCATTTACCAATAACACGGTCACCAATACTGTATTTACCCGAGTATCGATTTGCTTTAAAATATTCTGCTAAACTTGCCATTATAACATAAACTGTTTAAGTACATCACGGGCAATAGACAAGTCCTCTACTACTGGTTCATCTAGCATTTTACGATATTCTATAATAATTTCCATAGCATATGCCTGATCCTCATCATCTAATGAATTCCACCACTCATGTAATTCATCTGGTGTTTTGTTTAAAATATATTGTAAATTTTTGTAATCTCTTGTCATTATTCAACTCCAAAATGTTCTTTAATCAAATCCGAAGCAAGGAATGGTTCCGCAGTATCAGCAACTTTAGCACATTCCAATACAATCAACTCGGCAAGTTTTTCTGAATTATCAATATCCATCCATTTACCGCTTACGTCGGTTCCCACTTGTTTAATTAATTCTCTAATTCGTTCACTCATACTAAACTTCCTTTATAAGGTGCATTTAACCATTTTGCATAGGTATCAGCTTGTTCCGAAATTTTTGTAAGTTCAAATTTACCACAAAATTTCATAAAGTGAATTCCCACTTGAGGTGTGGTTGTTGTACGAACACCTTCACGAATGTTTGTATCTACTGATAGTTTAACATCATCAGGTTGACATGTCAAATCAATTAGCACACGATTTCTCTCATAATCGTCACGCACCCGATGTTCTACCTGATTATGGTCCAACCAGCGTTGCAGTTGCATATTGTTCCACGAGTAGCCTTGCTTTTCTCTATCAGCATAAGCTTCAATCAATCCAACCTTGTTCTTGCTACCTTTAGTACGCACACCTGGATATGCACTGAATACATTGTCTGTAGAATCTCCCCTCATACATTTTTCAAATAAAATAAATTGTGGGTCACCTAACAGTTTAGGTTCACCTGTTTTCTTATCTTTGACAATACGACCCTTATCATCAAAATAACCCTCAAGTGTAATTAATTGATTAGTGATACCATTGTAAATTTTTGTCCCTTCGGAAATTAATTGTATAAAATCTGTGTCGCTGGAAATTATAAAATTTTCATCTTCTGGATGCAGTGCCACCCAACGTGCAATTAAATCATCAGCCTCTGCATTAGGATCACGAAGGACACTTACGTTAGTCCGCTCACGCAAAAATGTTGTGAACTTTTCATACGTTTCCCAAAATAATTCGTTTTCTTCTTTCTCTGCTTGAGTTTGTGATTGTGTATCTACAATTCTATTCTTTTTATACGGCTCATAGTAGGCCTTCCTCCACGATTTTCCCTCCAGGCAGAAGACCACGTGATCAATTCCAAATTTTCTAACAATTTGATTGCATGATGCAAGTGTAAGATGTAAGGCCATTCCCACCTTCTCCCACGGATCACTGTTGCGTGAAGCAACATGACGTGCCCTGAAGAAAAGGTTAGCTGTATCCATAAGTGCGTATTTTTGTGTCATATGTCTATTATATACTACTATTTATTTTATGTCAATCTTACACAGGTTCTGTGTACTTGCTAAGATTAGCACGTACATCATTTATAAAATCTTTATCATCCACTAAACGTTGTAAATGTTCATCTTTAATCCTTCTGATGTGCAAGTTTTCATTTCGCACTACACCTTCCATAGTTGCCTTAATATGGGCACAGTCAATTTTATCATTAAACTTTGGGTCAATCCACTCAGTGGCTTGTTGATAATTTGTTTTCTTACGTATCAAAAAATCATAGTACTCACGTTTGTAAACTTTTTCCCAACGCCGAATGTCACTTTCATATCCCCTTTCGCAAATATACGCATCATTAATAGCATTATCAAAACCACCTTGATTGTATTGACTGCGCCCAAATCTACGTGCGAATGATCGGGTTTTACCTGACTTGCGTTTATCGTGAATATTAGCGATGTACGCAAGGTCAGCCGGCAATCTTATTGTAATACTCATACAAACAAATCCTTTTCTTCTTGACGCAAAATATCCCAACTACTTACACCGTCAGTGTATGATGTATACCATGTAGGGTCAATACCTAGATAAGTGTAACCTGCTTTTTGTGTCATTTGAATCAACAGAATCATTGAGAAATCTTTGGGAATTTCATCATTAGATTTTAATCGTTTCATCCGACGTGACCAAACATCACGTGAAAAATACATCCATTCACCAAAATCATTCTTTACTGCACATGTTGCATTTAGGTACAACTTAAATTTTTCAAATTCAGCAACTTTTTTGGAGTCATTACTGTCATACCAATGGTATTCTTTGTTTTGTTTGTGCAACCATTGCACCGGCAAGACTTGCATATCGTACATAGGTTCATGACGAAAGTAATCATTAAAGAACCCAGTAATATCATCAATATCATCATCAGTTAATGATGTATTCCGTAAGTAACGAACAGCAGTAAATGCTCCTGCTTTGTTTGCTTCACCTTCATTCGATGAGTCTACCGGTGTCAATCCGTTTTTCTTCAATTTGAGATAACGTTTTGCCGCACGTTCATATTCAGGTAGTGTCTCTGTATTTGGACTATCTGTTAATTTACCGTGCACCTCGTTTTTAAATTTATCAACATCAGATACTTTTAACTTACGGTCGTTTTCAATAATAAAACGCAAACGTAACGGGCTATAATCAACTACCCCGTCTACTACGTCAAGGTCAATTACTTGGATCCAAACTTCATGGTCTTCCCATTCTTCAGATTTAACACCCGGTTCTAATCCTTTGCGAATCCTATCACGCAATGCAATAAACCGTTGTTGCCCTTCATCCACTGCATACATATCTCTAACCGGATCATAACCAGCTAATGGCATTGCAAAAAAGCGTGAATCAAAATTAACCATAATATCAATATCATGGTCTTCTTTTTCAGGACGTTGTATAGTGATGGGGAACATTATTTGCTTCATCTTTACTAACACAGGTCGTGGACGATTTGCAAACCCTAGTTTCCTAGTCTTGCCCAATTTAGCAAGCTCCTTATCCTTCTTTTTAATCTTTTTAAGAATCTCTTCACCGCGGCGCTCAATCATATCCATGTTGCGGCCCGCAAGATCAACAAACCTTTCAGAGTCCGGTAGAGGAGCACAAGTGTCTACAGGTTTCTTTGATTTGGCTACCGGTTTAGTGTTGGGTTTCCAGTTAGCAAATTTAAATTGTGATTTAGTTACCATTATTATTCCCCGATATTATATTTGATAAATTCTTGGCGCATGATAGAGCGATCACCATTATGCATTTTTTCAATTAAACGCAAAGATTCTGCATAGTGTTCCGCTTCTTTTTTAGAATTGAATTTGCGGTTAACCTTAAAGGTACGTTTAAAATCGGTACCAATTAATTTGTGTTCTACGTCCCCGGTGGGCAGGCGTTTGAAGCCTTTTAGTGAATGTGTGTCAATGTCTGATCGGCAACGAATATCATACTCACCGGTATTAGCATCGTGCCAAGACAAAACTTCCCATACTTTTTTCATACTATTTCCATTTCATTAAAAAGACACCTTATTGTGTCAAAAGTATTGTTGAACACCTATTGCTCAACAATGAATATAGTATATCACTGAATGGATTTATTGTCAAATTTTGTGTTGTTGTATTTTTACAACACGTATTAATAGACAAAAAGTCCCGTATCTGCTAACTTTGTTCTACGGTCCTCTGTTTTTTGGCCAAGGTGATGTTTTTCACGCAATGTAACAACTCTATGACACATGGCACAAAGAACCTCAATATTTGAAGGATCACGATTTCCATTGTTACCGTCAATATGATTAATTTCTAATGTTGCGGGCTCTATGATAGTTGAACATACACAAGGAAATCCGTAATGATGATTATGATTAGCACAACCCTGTTGCATTTTCCAGTTATCTACTTCAAGTTTTTTATGTGTACGATGTGCAGAACACACCTGCTTATTCTTGTTTGTGGTTTTAGAATGTTGGCCAACTGTATTACTACAATTTGGCATTGAACATTTCATGTGTTTAAGAGTTACCATTTAACTTACCTCTGTTCTACCGTTACCTAAATCTTTTGTACGAATAACTCTTGCATCCCTATTCTCAGGATCGGCAACCTGTTGCTCATACATCTCTAAAGCTACATTGCGACATACTGTCTGAAACCACCGATCAACTATGATTACATCAGTATCATCTTCACGTTGCCTATAACCTGCTTTGATAAGGTTCAATACGAACTTGTCATTAAAATCTAAATCAAATGAACCATCATTAATGTTCTCAGGATTGATTTCTACCTTAGTGATAGCAATATATGGTTCACTAGCTGCCGTAGCTTTTTCTTTTTCTGTAAGCTCCGGTGTCGGAGGCTTTTGTTGTTTAGGCTTAGGTTCTTTTTTAACTTCAGGCTTAACCTCTTGTTTTTTGAATAAGTTTTTTATTTTGTCAAACATTTATATCTTTCATGTAATTTAAAGCTAGCAAGATTCTTTGCCTTTGATTCACACATCATATCAAAATTATCAATGAATGTCAATGCCCAATCGTTAACAGCATCGTTCCAATAGTAATCACTATGTGCCCGAAGTTTCTGTTTATTGTGCCCTGCTTCTATCAACGCACCATGAGCGGGTAACTGTGATCCGGGATGTCCGACAAGTACATCTTCACGGCTGACGGAGTAATGTAGAGTAGGCCTAACACCGCGCCAACTATCAATAACCATCTTAACCCGGTCAT